AAGCCCGCAAACAAATGAACCTCCCCGCTGATGCTTACATTGTCGGGACTGTGGCAATGAATAAAGGGCAGCCGTCCCGCAAGAACTTTACTTATATGCTAGAAGCGTTCAGGAACTTTAAGCGCAAGCATCCATCCGCTATCTATTACCTGCATACTCAATTAGGAACAGGGCAGGATGGATTAGGCGGGCAGAATCTTCCAGAGTTCGTTAATTCGTTAGGGCTGCAAGTAAACAAGGATGTTTTCTTTTGTGACCAATACCAACAGATCATCGGATACAACGAAGAATACATGAGTTTAATGTATTCAGCCCTTGATGTTCATTTGTTGGTTAGCGCGGGTGAAGGGTTTGGAATTCCCATCATTGAAGCGCAATCTTGTGGATGTCCGGTTATCGTAGGTGGGTGGACTGCCATGCCTGAACTTGTGCATAGCGGGCGGATCATCGAGAAAAATGATGCCGAAAAGGTATGGACTGGAATAGCATCTTATAACTTCTACCCGCATATTGGGGCGATTGAAGATGCACTCGAACAAGAATACAAGAACCCATCATCCCGCGTGAGTGCGCGTAAAGGGATGGTAGACAATTACGAAGTCGAGCTGGTAATGGAAAAGCATTGGAAGCCGACATTGGAAGCGATTGACAAGGAGTTAGAACGGGTGAAGGATAGAGCAACGGTAGTAGCAACAGCGCGAGGTGTGAAATGATAAATGATTCGTGCATTTTGCAACAAGTCTATTCCTGCACTTTCGGTTCATTAGCAATTGCCGCTAACTGTTTTAATAATATGCTACGGATGACCTTCATGCGTCATTCTGCTTACGCCGCCGCTCACAATATGGATTATTACAATATTCAAGGCGATATATTCCCTGATATGTTATCCGAAGCAGGGGCATGGGCGAAGGTTGGATTAGTTAATGACATGCTTAATAAAGGTTACAAGTATGTATTTTGGATCGATGCCGATGCCGCAATTATGGACTTTACAACCGACTTAAGGGATGCTGTCAAGGATTGTGATATTGGGGCTTGTGAGCATGACCCCGCGAAGTCTAAATACCTGGCGGACTTGAAGATTGAGAAACATATTAACGTAGGGGTGATGTATTTCAAGAATACAACGGGGACTAAAAAGTTTGTTGAGAAATGGCTGGCGTCTTATCCAGGTCCAGTCCGTTGGGCGGATCAAGGGGCTTTCAATGCCTTGCTTATTGAACTTCCGGGTGTCGTGAAAGTCATTGATGATAAATGGAATGCAACCGTCAATGTAAGCGAATGTGAAAAACCAGTCGTAAAGGCGTGGCACGGCATTCCATATATCAACAGATATGAAATGATGAAAAGCGAATTTCAGTACGATGCGCTGAATTATCCAGTATAAGGGGAAACTATGGCAAGAACTGGAATGGCTGTAATGATTGAAACGGTGCGGGGATTCTGCAATGCCTCGACTGCCGATTTAACTTTGGGTACAACTGTCTATTGGGCGGATGATGAAGTCCAGCGCGTATTAGATAGACATAAGACCTACATTGTCAGGGAAGAACTAACGCCGTTCGATACTTATGCAGGCGCGGGGACGATACAGTATCTTGAATATAGAAGTGCTTTTGGCAATCTTGAAGCAGGTACTTCTTTGTTTGAGATTGAGGACGGCACAGGTGCAACCGTAGGAACGGCTAACTATTCCGTTGACTATCCTCAGGGCATTGTTACGTTTACAGCAGATCAAGCTGGTTCGGCTCGGTTTATGACCGCCTATACTTATGACCTCTATGCTTCGGCGGCTGATATATGGCGGGTGAAGTCGGGGCATGTGGCTTCAGGGGTGGATTTCAGTACCGACAATATGCGCGTTAATAGGGGGAAACTTATTGACAACGCAATGCAAATGGCGGGCTATTATGACCGCATGTCGGGGGCAAAAGTATTTAACCTTACAAGAAGTGATAATACTGTTTTAGGGGATTATTAATGGGGATAGGTTTATCTTCATCCGAACTGACTGAAATTAGAACAGCCATTAATGAATTATTGCCGAGTACAGCCATTATTCTAACCAACGCAGCAACTCCAGACGGCTTTGGCGGATTCACCGAGGGAACAGCCGTACGCGCGGGCGGGACATATTCATGCAGAATAGACCCGATAAGAGGGCAGGAGCAAGCCAACTCGGGAGCAGTGAACTCCTTTCATACCTATGTGCTTACCCTGCCCTATACCGCGACCATTATGACCAATGACAAGGTACAAATGGGGACTGTTTTATACAATGTCATGTCTATTGATTCAGGCAAGTCATGGAATGCCTCAGTTAGGGTGATTGTGGAGCGCGTATGATTGTAGTATCAATAACAGCGGACACATTAAAGCTCGATAGCATTATCAACAATCTTAGGAAGAACGCTAAGGATATAGGAACGCAGGATATTGGCCCGTTCGGTGAAGGCGTTGCCAAAGGGTATGCACCTGTTGATACCGGACTGTTACGGTCAAGCATTCATCAAACCTATCCAGAGGGTGATGACATTATTGCCCAGGTTGCCGTATTGGGTGCTGATTGTAATTATGCAATATGGCAGGAATTGGGTACTTATAAGATGGCGGCGCAACCATTTATGGCTCCGATGATGCAGGAAGCCATCTGGAAGTTTTACGCTGTTTCAACATGGGAGCCATTATTCAAATGAATGTAATTAATCAGGGGATATATAACACGCTAAAAGCGGGAACGGCATTGACAGCATTATTGCCTGGCACGACATCTATTTATAACATGCAAGCGCCTGACAGCGCCACATTACCCTATGTGGTATTCAACCTTCAAGCGGGCGGTGCAGATCCACGATTGCCAACAGATGCGATCAATGATGTTTATTATGTGAGGGGATTTACAAAAGTGAGTGCGGCAGCGGCGGGGTCAATAGCAACACAGATTGACGCGTTGCTTCACGGCAAGACAATATCAATTAGTGGTTATACATGCTTTTGGTGTAACCATGAACAAGAGATAGATTCAGTACAAAACCTTCCCAATGGGGAAAAGGTTTACTCAAACGGGTGGTACTACCGTATAAGGTTAGACATATAAAGGGGATTTAACATGAGTGGATTTTCAGGTTCGGCATTAGTAGTGCAATGGATTCAGTCAGCCGCTACAACGGTGTTAACTGGCGATCAACGCAATTTCAATATTACGCCTTCGATTGATTATGTGGATGAGACTGCAGGGGCGGATGTTCACAAACAACGATTGCCAGGCGTAAAAGACTCAAGTGCTTCTTTTGAAGCGGTATTGCAATCAGGAACGGGGGCAGGTGGAACAGCTTCTTATAATCTGTTGACCGAGGGCGGATATGGAACAGTAATTTGGAGTCCAGAAGGAACGGCTGGCGGTAAGTCTAAATATACATGGCCAGCATATTCAGGTGGCGCGGCATTTCAATATCCATATTCAGATGTGGTAATTGTTACCGTCAACTTCCAGGGCAACGGAACGGTTGTACCAGGGACTAACTAATAGTGGCAAGGGATGCAACTAAACCAATTGTATTCGGGGAGATTGATATGAAAGATGATGAACATATTAAGTTAATTAGTGGGTGTAAGGCAGAAGTTACCCTAATGGATGGGAAGGTTATTACTGTTGATTTAATGAAAATATCAACCAGAGAATTCAGGGAAATGACTGACCCAAAGATGGGCGAATCAGGGGAAGAAAAACTTATTTCACACCTTACAGGAATTCCACTTAATGAAGTTAAAACATTAGTTCGACCCGATTATATTTTAGTTGCATCCTCAGTTCTATTTGCGGCATACCGTCCCCCGAAAGATGAAAATAAAATAGAGCTTGTTGATGGATTCAAGGCAAAGGTAACCACATATTCTAATGACATAATAACCATTGATTTGATGAAGTTTACACAGGCTGAATGGAGCAAGGCGTTTTCGGCGGGCGGTGATGAGGCAGAAGTAATTTTCAAGGCAACTGGAATCACAGTAGAAGAATTGATGAAAATGCCATTGGGTGACTATAAGTTATTAGCGCATGGATTACGGGAGGCGGGAAATAAGCCGTTGGGAAACCCTTTTTAAGTAAAGCGGTTTATTTTTCTATGGCGCACGGGGCAGATGTTCCCTGGGAATTGTTTGTCTGGGAACTGGTAGAGGATACGGGCTGGACATTAGAGTACATAGATAGCTTGCCATTTGGCAAGATACACGAGCGTTTGCAGGTTATTGATGGTCGCAATAAAGCAAACGCTGAATTACGAAATAAGGGGAAATAACATTGAGCGGTGTTGTTGCTGATTTACTTGCTAATTTTAGGGCTAATACCGATCCGTTAAAGAACGACCTAAACAAAGCCAGCGGCATGATTAAGAACTTCGGTAAGACGCTAAATGCCGCAGGGCTTGGCGGTGCTGCCACGTTCCTGACCGCTGCCGGTGCTATTGCCGGGGTTACTAAAGTTGTCAAAGATTCCCTGCGCATCACCGCCGAATACAGCGACCAGATTAGGCAGTTAACCCGTGATACTGGAATGTCTGCAGAAGAATCGGCAAAGATGTTGCAAGTTGCCGATGATTCTCAGGTTAGTTTTGCCAGTCTAACCACCGCTATGAAGTTTGCAATCAAGGATGGCGTACTTCCTAATATTGCAGGCATAGCGAAATTATCCGATGAATATTTAGCACTAAACGACCCATTGCTTC